CCACCTAGCTCAACTGCCGCAGCGTGTTGAGGTCTGATGTTGTTTTACTTCCCACTTACGATGCCAGCAGGAATTTGTTACGTTTGTCTCGTCATGGTTTGGCTAGGTGAGGCCGGACGATCTCGGGGAACATTTCGGGTTTGTTCTTCATTGGTGTGTACATAGGGTACACACTCGCCCCGGTAGATTTGACAACGTAATCTTCACCATACGTCCTCCAAGCCTCTGGAAAGAGTTCTGGAGCAACTGGAAGGTCCCAATGCCAATCGTTGAGACCATGGAAATAGTCTTCAAGTCTCAGCTGTTCAGCAATGTCAATACCAAACTCCTGTTCTACGAGGATTCTGGAGGCGACATGAATATTGGGTTCTGCCACTTTGACAGACAGTAATCGCAAATATTGTTCACGTTTGTACGTGTCCATACTATCGAGTACTACTTTCGAATTGCTCGAGTACGACTTGGTCATGCGCAGCCCATAATCGGACAAGGCTCGTATGATCGGACAATTTGGATACTGTGCACGAAGCGAGTTGGACTTGGCACGCAGCAACATCTTCCTAACAGAAGGCTTAGCTCGCGAGTATCGGGTGTGGAACCACCCGAACTCGGCCAATACTTTCTTAGGATCAGTCACTACATCACAAGCGTCTTCGTGGAACAGCATTCCGCAAAAGGAGGTGGTTCCGATTGTTTTGTGGACCTCCAATTTGACGACGAGACCAAGGGTTTCGAAATCACTGATCGTGGGAATGGTGCCTTCTAACTTGAATAGCCCATCATCACCCTCAACGACTCCTGTCACCTTAGTACCCATCTCCTTGCAGACAAAATTTATGAACATCCAATTTGAAAATCCGTTACCCAAGGAGGTACACATCTCACCCGACATTCTTTTACACAGTAACTTAATGCACAGATGCTTGGATTGACAAACGTTTACGCCGAGGAGCACCTTACTGACCAAATCATACCACCAGTTGGGCAGATACTTAGTCATGTGTTCATAGAGTTGCATTTCCACAGCCTTCATCACCTCAAAGGTGAACAAGGACTCAAAAGCTGTGTAATCAGATACCAAGAAAGGACCGGTCTCACCGAGCATATCTACGATATAATCGGACCTTTCTGAAATTGGCACCTTCTTTATGAAACAGGGAAGTTTGAAGACCTCCTTTTCAATCAACTTGAATATGGGCCCAACTCGGCACTTGAATTCGTCTGATCTAGAATTTATTCCACGCGAATGTTTCCAATCATCGTAGCCCTCATCTTTCACAAACATCTTCACCAAAAACTCTCGTTTTTCGGGTGTGCTAGTCAAGCCTTCATACAAGATGCGCAACTCATCTCGACGAGCCAATGAATAATTGGTTCTGTCTATCCAGAACTCAAATTCATAATCTTCGTCACAAGAAATAGGATCAAGGTTGTGTTCCAACCAATCTGCGACAAAACTAGTGAGAGACTCCATTCTTTTGGGGTCAAGCTCGGGGGGTTTCAACGCAAATCTCTTAATGATTCCTGTCAAGGTGGTGACTGGATCATTCCGATCGACCCTGGGACGTGCCACAGGCTGACTATTACCGCCAGCCCTGACACACGGACCAATGCACGCAGACATAGCTTTTCTGTCTCCGCACTCTTCCCCTTTCTCCATGAACGTCAATTTCAACGTTTCATGGGGTTTGTTTAGGGACTTGGGGACGTCCCTATCCTCCACCCTGTAACCCACGCACACATGCACGGGTGGGAGCTCACTGCCGGGCGGGCGCGGTGAGCTCGTAGGGGGAGAAATAGCCGAGGATCTTTTTCTCTTCAGTGATAGTCCAATGATAGGCCTTGAGTAGAGTCCTCGTCTGGTCCATGATTGGTTCAGAATCATGGCGATCATAGTTAACGCTCGACAATCTGAAAGTTGAGTTGTCAATACGTGACACAGCATGGCTGTTTGGATCCATCCGTACAGTTGGTGCAATCTGGCTGAAGAGTTCAGCATCAACGACGAGATTTGGATACGCGTCGAGATTGATTGCACGTGCGTCCGGATCGCGCGCAGCCACGAGGTCGGAAGCGTAAAGAGCTCGTCGGCCCTCATGGCCCAATGAAGTATGTTTCATCGAGTCGGGTCTCATGTCGGGCATTCGCTTGACATCCTCCATTCTGATGAAACTGAATCGAATGAATGTCTCGCGAACATACAAATACCTACCAACCAAGGTAAATAGTAAGACTAAGATCGAGCACACATGGGCACAGTACGTGGGAAAGCGGAGAAAATCAAGACCCTCAATCAATTGGGTCATGAACAACAAGCTCCATATGGTCAACAAAACCACGGTGATTGAGACGGGCAACACGAGGTCGGCCGCACGATTCAACCATAGTTGCAGACCCGTAGGCTTGAAGAACCTGGGAAGATAGAGTACCTTAGGCATCTGAAAAGCGGTTTCAGGTAAAGTCTCTTCGGTTGGGTTAGGGGCAGAATCAGGCGCATCTGCCTCGCCTACCGGACTATCGTCTGGATTGTTGGCACGGTCAGATGCGTCTTCTCTTGCAACTTTCTCAACTTCTTTGACAGCATCAGCAATTCCCTTAGCTTCTTGATCAGTCTTTTCGACCGAAGTGGCTATTGCATCTGCCTTCTTAGCCGCTCTAGTTCCTTTAGTTTCTATCTTCTTCTTTCCCACACCTGAGGCCACTTTAACAAGCGTGGCTGTTTTATTACATTGCATGCACGTGACCTTGGCCTTGGGAGTTTTCAAGACAAAGTTCCTGCTGCAATGTTTGCAATGATACTGAACACCATTGCCACCGTTTAATTGCGATTTTGGCTTCATGTTCTTTGGAGACGCACCAAGAACTTGAACCATTTTAGCAGCCAGAATGTTAAAGTGTGTGTTATTGCAAAGTAGACCTTTTCAGGCCGTGATAAGTTATTTAATCTCCCAAAACGAAGAAAGTGGAACGTATGTTTCCACGTTTCTCCACTGGATAGGGCTGCAGGTAGGCAGCAATGAGCCTTTTCTTACTGACAACCTTGTAGTCCCACACTACTCGGAATTCAGTTCTTGATGCACCCCATTGTTCCTTGGTCGTCGCTTTTGGCAGCGTGTTTGGGAACGGTCCGAATTCGTAATCATGTTCAGCCCACGCTTGCTCCTTACCAAAAATGATCACCAAACCGTCGTGGGAGACGACAGGTCTCTTGACAGGAGGATTGTTGGGATCACCCTTGGCAAGTTGCCTACGAAAGGCACGATTACCAACTGGATTAGGTTCGTCACCACGCATTGCCGATCGCGGGATCAACCCCGAGCGCCCACCAGGTGGCGGAGGCTTGACGTTGATGGTCCGAGTTCCAGATTCGTCTTTGAAAACAATGCCGTTGGTGATGTATTTGAATTCACCAATCTTAGGTTTAGTTAAGGTTTCCGACATGTTTTCAATTCTTTCTCTCACGACCATGGACTTCCAGTTATTGGTTTTGACTAGTTGCTTTTCCATCTTGACCTGGAGCTGTTCGCGGTGTTTGTCAAGCACCACTTCATTTCCAGTGCCGCGGTAACCACGGGATAAGTTGGCTACCATTTCAGGCTCAATGTCCAGACGTCCTACAGTCTGCAGACCGTAAGCGGGGCGGTCAGTCAAACCTTGCTCATCATATGCATAGTCACGATCAAGGCCCTTAGTGGTGCCGAGGGACTGGTGCTTGTTCTTTCCTCTGTGTGTTTTTCCCATATTGAGCAAGTAGATTGCAATGTAGACCTTTTCAGGCCATGTATAAGACGATTAGTTCTTCCTGAAACTCGCCGAGCCAGGGACGGTGCCCTTGGCTGGTGGAATGTATTTGGGTGGAGGTACTTTAACTCTCGCCTTCTCTTTTTGAGCTTTCCGTGCTTTTTCAGTGTTCTTGAGTGTCGTGTTTGCTAACTGCATTGCTAAAGCCGCCTGCGGCCCTATAGAGGAAACCACGGGGGTAATAGCAGGGGCAACGGCCCGGGCAGTCTTCAACACCATTCTCCAAAAATCACCTTTTTCGTTCATGGCCGACGGCACACCAGGAGGAAGCTGCAGTACGCAGTTGGTGTAGCAAGCCAGGGCAGTGGGATCGAAGCGGGCGGAGGGTGAGGTCATTGAGAGCATGGCGGTGTTAGCGCTTGTGGGAGCCACCTCAATGATGAATCTCATTTCGAGTGTTAATACTGTTTCAAGGGACAATCCGGAGAAAAAGGCTCCGCTGGTTTCAATGGCTGCCGGGAGCCAGCCATTGACACCGGTGTCAGAGCCACCATGGTAGGACATGTATACTTGCTCACTGGAAGTGGTGCTAGTCTTCAAGGTATTAGGTTTGGTGAAGACATAATTACTTGAAGAACCAACGACACCTGTTTCAGTTCGCTGAATGGCGAAGGTCGAATGGTTCCGCGGCACGAATTTGAGTCCATCATCTTCAAGGTCAAGGCGAAAGGGAACATAGGCGCCTTGCCAAGCCTCGTAGGTGCGAGAATCGGTCATTTGGGAACATTCTTGTGGGTTAACAGGTGGATAGCGAGCGTGTACAATTGTGGTGAGAGCACCAACAGATCCTCCACCGTCTACGTTGAAAGCAGTATTACCCAAGTATGGGATTGAACGGTTATTGGGCTGAGAGTACACAGTGACACTGCCAGAACGAGTCAATTCCGGCGTGTCATTGGTCACTTTGAAATTACCAGCAATAAGACGTGACATAGAAACATCATTACCATCAGTCCCTGAGTAAGAATTGTGGTAATAGGTATTTGTGGTGTTGCTAATGTCAGTAGGAATCGTGACACCCTGGGTTGAGTAAGTGTTCTTGCCAGTCTCATTGGCAACAACATTCACCGTCCCCAGTTGAACATCAGAAGGGTAATTGACCCCATTTTCAAGGAACGGACCGTTAGAAGCCGAAGCTCCACCGGAATAGCAGTTGCTTGTGGTTCCAATAGGTAAGGTGAAGACGTGAGCATCCCAGGTACCCGTCACCAAGCCCACGGGCTTGGAGATGGTGACTTTCTTCTTGATGACTTGGACAGCCGTCATGATGTTAGTCCGGTCTGGGAAGCCCGCAATGGGCACATTGTAATCATGTGAAGGGTCTAAAGCGATTGTCAGCCAATCCTGGCCGGTAGTAGTGTCAGCGTTATGTATCAAATTTGCCATAGTTGTTCGTTTCAAAGTTGCAGTGTAGCGCGTGAGCGCGGTTTGCTCAAAGAACTGGGGAACGCGAACCCCGTGCCGAAGCACAAT